CATTAATAATTATTATACCATTCATTATTAATTTTAAATAAGTCTTTAATATTAATTTTTAACTTACTATCAATTTCAAAAAAATCTTTTTGAGTAAAACCAATATTTTCATAATAAATACTATTTATATTTTGAGCCTGAGTTTCGCCTATTGAAAAAGGTATTTTTGCAGCTTCATAGTAAATATTATCAGCAGTATCACCAGCTGTATTTTTTCTCATAACTGCTAATATTCTTCTGTTATCTGAAAATCCATTTTTAAGATGAACTGCGTCACCATTATCATCAGTAGTATGAGCTAAGAAGTATTGACCTCTTTCTAACCCTGAATTAGCTAAATTCTCTATAACATACTCATCTGCTATAAGTGCAAGAGTATATTTAAAAGATTCTATATAAGCATTATTTAATACATCATCTCCAAATAAAGCTACAATATCTTCATTTAACAAACTTTTTATTTTATCAATAGGTGCTATCATAAATTCCTTAGTTTATAGGGGCCCGAAGGCCCCTATATTTTTTTACTTATCTATTAAGATGGGTCGGCACCAATTCCGCCTACAGTAACAGTATCTTGTCCATTTGCAGAATTTTCTACATAGACAGTAACGGTACAACCGCCACCTGGGTCTGTTACTTTAAGCATGTGCGCGCCTTTAGGTATAGTTATTATCTCATTAGCATCTGAAGTATCTATTGTTTCATATGAATATGAATCATTTAAACCTCCAGCATTATCTGCTGTAGCTACTGTAACATCTGCAGCTCCAGCTTCAATAATTGCTCCAGCACCAGCTAAACATATTGTATCGCTTGCTGCAGCAGCTAATGTTTGAACATATTTAGTATACCCACCAGCTTTTGTTTTAGTCCATGCCATAATCAAACCTCCTTAAGAAAACTTAAGAATTGCATGAGTTTCAGGTAGTTGAATTTCAAGACCTGCTTCTGTAATTACTTGGTCTTGTCTTCCATCTGTACCAGGTGCTTGTATATTAGTTTCAATATAAGTATCTCTGCTAATTCCATTACCTGCTAATGGTCTATATGCTACATTACCTAAGTCAACAGCAACACAATAGTCTTCCCACATTCCTCTTAATAAAGGCTCTGCAACAAAATGTAAATTACCAAAAATAGTATTTACCATTGTTACGTTATGCCCAAATGCACCAGGAACAGTAGCGATGTCTAGTTTGTATTGTGAAGAACCTACAGTATTGTTCATAAAAGAGCCATTACCTAACTTGTTTAAGTATGTAATAACTTTTCTTGAAGCTAACACAAGTTTGTTTCCAGAGTTTCCACTTTCAGGAGCAAAGAAATCTTCCATTGCATCCAAGAAAGCATCATATCCAGAAGAATCGTAAGTAAAATTAAATATTTTACCATACTGTTCTGTGTAAGGTAAGATACCCCAAGACTGTCTTTTAGGAGCACCACCAGCTTCATTAGAAGAACTACCCATTCCAAACAACATAGCTTGCTCAATATCCATTTTATGTTCCATTAATTTACCAGTCCAAATTCTTTGGAACTCGTTTTTAATGCCACGGTATTCAGTAGCTTGTGCTGTGCCTGAAAAGATATTCATGCCAGTTTTAAATATTTGACAATATCCTTCTCTAGCAAATAGTTTATCTTCCCAACCTACAGGAGCTGTTGTTGCTTCTTCAAATGAAGTACCAATAACTACACCTTTGTCACCATCTTTATATATAACTTGACCAGTAGAATCTGTAAAATCACTAGCATTTATTACTGCTCCTGTTGTAGCATTTTTAATAGACAATACAGTAGCTTCAATAGGTGTTCCATTAGAAGCTTGGGCGTCTACAGCAGTAATAAGCATTGTTACTCTTACATCTGTGTGTGAAGCATCAGAACCTGTAAAATCAGCTTCTGCTTCGACAGCAATTACTTGGTTAGCAAGTAAAAAATTAGGTGCTGTATCAGTACCAGTTACTTTACCATATACATCATATTGACATGTTAAAGATAACTCTGAACTATTCGCAGGATTAAAATCAGTTAAAGCAGCAGTACTGCCAGCTGTTTTTGTTAAATCTGCTCTTACTTCAAAGTTTCTTCTTTGCCATTGATGTCTTTGTTCTAAGAATTTAAATACAGGGTCATTTGTAGCTTTCTTAGCAACCTTAGATAGGTATACAAAAAACGGACTCTGTTGCGGAGCTAACTCAGCAACTCTGTCTCCAAAATTAAAGACTCTACGAGTATCGTTGATTGAAACACCACCTGTGGATGTATCTCCTACTTGACCACTATAAAAGTTAGCCATTTTCAATCTCCAATCTAATTAGTCCTCTCTCAGCTGTCGCGTAGACCTTCGAGTAGGATTATGTTTTATTTTACCAAGGATTACTTTTTTTGTAATCATTAATCATCGAATCCATAATCGAGTCTTCTGCTTTTTGTGTAGATTCGTTCTGTTGCGCAGGTAAAACACCCATCGGTGATGGAACTTGCTGTGCTCTAGCTTGTTGATTAAACGTTTCGCTAGGTCCAGTCGGTTGTGTTTGTACTGTCTGGCCAGAACCCTTCTGCATTCTAAACAGTTGAACTAGATTATCCATAGTTAAACTTTCTGGTTTAGACATAGTTTGTATAAATTCAGTTGCTTCATCAGCAGATAATCCATACTCACCTTGTACTCTTTGATATATTTCGTTTACTTGTGCTTGTTGTTGTTGTAACTGTGCTTGTTTTTGTAGTTCTTCTTGTCTTTGAGCTTCTTGAGCCTCAAGTCTTTCCTGAACTAAAGCAGTATTGTACTCATTTTTTAAAGCATTGTATTCTACTATATCATCTCTCCAGCTGTCTAACTTATCTAAGTATTGAGCACTAGCACTTCTAGGGTCTTCCATAGCCTCAGCTCTGCTAAATCCTACAGGTGCTTGTGGTTTTTCAGGAGGTGGAGGAAATTCTTCTGGAGTTTGCTCTTGTGCCACAGGAGCAGTTGCTTGCTGTGGTTGAGGTATTTGCTCCAATTGTGCTTTTAATTGAGCATTCTCATTTTTCATTTTATCAGCTTCAGATTGCCAATACTGGTATCTTCGCTCATCGTTTGATTGTTGAGTTTGTTCAACATTTAAATTAGCACTATCATCTCCAGTAGGAGTGTCCTGTATTGCAGGAGTCCCAACTGCCTCATTACTTGTTTGCTCTTCACTTGTGAAGAACGCTTCTTCTACCGATAATTGACCAGAGCCCTGATTTTCAGGGGTATCTGCATTTTGGTTTGTCTCTAACGCGTCCATTACTTAGTTTCCTTTTCTATGGCTGCCATATCGCTACTTATGGGTGAGCCGCTTTGTTTGCCAGCATCAGAAATCTGACGCTTAACAGTAGCTAAATTGTCATCCAATCTTTTTTCGAACAAGGTACCTGCTGCTCTAGCTTTATTAGATGTTTTATCTAAATCACCTTTAAACTTTTCAACTTCAACTTTTTTACGTAAGTTTACAGCTTCTCTATCTCTAGTTTGTAGGTCGCCTTTAAGCTTTTTAATTTCTCCTGACTGTTGTTCTACCATAGATTGTAATCTTTGTATTTCATCAGTACGTTGCATAACGCCTTCTATATCAAATATTTCTGTCTTTTTAAGAACTTCTTGTCTATCAACAAGTCCTCTTTGATATGCATCCATATAAAATTCTAATTCAGCATATCTATTTGTAGGTAATGTACTTCCACTAACAACTATTACATCATACATTCCAACTGTAATATCATTAAATATTTTAACTTCACCTGTTTTATCATCGTATAAACGTTTATTTATAACGTACTCACTCATAGAATTGTTTGGGTTAACAAGTCTAAATGTTTTTTCTGTACTATATAATTGTTGCATTAAAGGTATAGCAACTTGCCCAACTCTTACTAAAGCTTGTTCTATATCTGTAAGTTTGGATTTAATTTTTCTTTGACCAAACTCATCAAGTGATATAGTAGCTTTATATGTTTGTGGAGCTGCAGCAGTGTTACCCATCATCATTTCATATAAACCTAATTGATGGTCAATATCATTTTTAGCTGTAGTCTCATTAGCATATAATTCATTAGGTAAAGGACTAGGCTGTACAGTAACTGGAGCACCATCTGTTGGGTCGTAAGGTATAGCAACACCAGGTTGTGCCCACTTTTCTTCAAAGTCTTTCATATCTACACTACCTTCAGGTACTAATATTTTAGTATTAGTACTTGTAGTAGCATGAGCAATAATTAAAGAACGAGTTTTATTTATGTACTCTTGTAATCCTTTAACCATTCTTACGTCAGATGTTGGATAAGGAGTTCTTGTATGTAAATTACAAATAGGTACAATAGGATAATGCTCTATAGGCATAATTCTAGAATATAAAAGAGTTTCTCCTACAATAACACAAAGTTTTATTCTTGTAACATTTATTTTTACAATTTCAATTAATCTTTGTAATATTAAATCTTGAAACGTTACAGTTTCCATAGTAGGAGGCTGTATTTCAGAATCAGGAAGTTCAGCTTCAGAACCATAACCCATAGATTGCATGTCTGCAGAATTTGCTTGTTGTTCTTGCATAACTGCTTGTTCGTATTGAGCCATTAAAGTAGCCATTATTTGTTCTGCTTGAGCAGGGTCTGTAATAACTTGCCCTTGTATTATAAATGCAGGACGTTTTATATACTCATCAAACTCTTCTTTATCTAATAACTCTTCTTTACCACTAAATTTTTCATATGTTCTAGTTTTTTGAACTTCTATTTTAGAATATCTTTCATATCCTCTAACATATTCATTTTGTTCATGTAATAAACCTACATCTTCAGGAAAAAAGATTTTACTATCATTATCTCTACCTGTTTCAGGCATATTAAAGTCTTGTTCACTATTAGCTTTATCAATTTGTTTTTTATATTTAGGATATAATTTTTTAGCTTGTTCTCTACTAAATAAACGAGAGACTACAATATTTTCTGCATCATCAAAAAATCTACTTCTACTATTAGGGTCTACATATACATCTAACGGGTCAATATCATGCATACAAACTTCACCTTTACCCATATCTTTCATAGGGTCTTGATAAACATTAATATATCCAATACCCATTACATAGTAATCATCTATTGCTTGTCTAATAATAGTTCTTCCATCAGATATGTCATACATATAAGTAAGCAATGCACTCATTACATTTGCTACTTTTCTATCTGAATCTTCTCTAGGTGCACATCTAAATGATGGTCTATTAGCAGTTAACATAGCTTTTGCTGTTTCTACAGCAGGATGAATACGATTAACAACTATAGGTGCTTGACCTCTAGCTTCTAGTATATCTGATTGTTCTTTAGTCCATTGCCTACCTAAACGAAACTCTTTGTCTTCTTTAGCTTGTTGAGCCCAAGCATCTCGTTTTGTAGAATAATCTTTAAACAGTCTAATAGTCTCAGTTACTATTTCTGGGGTTTTTTTATCGTTAGTTTCCAATATTATACCTAGTTTTTATCAACTTAATATACGACTTAAAGGGTCATCCAATCAAGTTTTTTCTTTATTTTAGTTAAATAATTATCATCTTTTTCAAAATTCTTACGCCTAGAAGGCTTTGCTTTGTCTAATGCAGTCCATATTGCATCCATAACATCATCATGTTTACCTCTTGGATAACTTAAAAATTCTTGTTGAGGTATATTATCTTGTGGTCTGAAGAAAAAAGAACCTTTAGCAAATAATGGAACTAATGATAATAAACGTTCACTTTTTCTATTTCTTGGTTTTACACCTTTTTCAAGACCAGGAATGTATAAACTTTCTTTTAACATTAGTTCTCTAACAGCTGTTCTAAGAGCTTCTTGATAACCAACAGTTTCTATTTTCATTC